CAGGGTCTTAGGTCCTTCCTTGATCAGCGTTTGCAGGAATACTTTGGTATTAACCTTAGTACTCAACCAAGCGTTAATCGTAGGTTGGCTTTCCAGGGGTCAAGGGATGGGCAGTCTTGTACTGTCGATCTCTCCTCTGCGTCTGATAGCAACGGTTTCTCTCTCTTCCAAAAGGTTGTTCGAAATTCTCGCATAAAGCGGTGGATCGAACTCTCAAGAAGTGAGGTCGCCGTCCTTCCAAACGGTGATATCGAGAAATTGCGGATGATCTCAACAATGGGTAGTGGAATCACTTTCTCATTGATGACCATTCTTCTTGCGTCAGCGGTTCGCGCCGTCTGTGATCTCACAGATCCGGACGCCGAGTACTCAGTGTTCGGTGATGACATCGTTGTGCCCACTCGTGGGTATAACTTTCTCATTCGAATGCTAAAGAAGCTCGGATACCTTGTGAATGACGATAAGTCTTTCTCATCAGGCGCATTCCGCGAGTCTTGCGGCCACGATTATTACAACGGGGACTATGTCCGCGGTGTATACATTCAAAGCCTAGAGACTCCTGCAGACGTATACTCGGCCTTCAATCGCCTCACTAGATGGTCTGCTTATTCAGAAATACCTTTAGACAATGTCTTGAAGCTTCTAAGGTCAATGGTACGCGATTATCGCGTACCACCCTCGGAAGACGACTTGGCAGGACTTAAGGTACCCTTCTGTTTAACCAAACCGAAACTTACAAACGAGTACTGGTTTAAATACCGGTGCTTGCGTCGTAAGCAACGTGAGTTAGTGATTGAAGAACCTGACAACAGTGAAGACGGGTTGGAGCTTTCGTTCCTACCCGCCGTTATTGTTGGCGTATACAAGCACACTTGGGGCGTCCACGTGAAGAGTCCAAGTGATTGGGCTCCTCACACAAGGCTAATCCATCGACTTCCCAGTCGACTTCGTGCCTTTATTAGGGACGATCCGGATGCGCCACCTCGTGTGAAAATCTTCAATACGTCTATTCCCCACTGGAACTATTATCCGCCGGAGTCAGACCCCGGTGAATCTTGGTTACCAGACGGAATTCCTAAGAACCCGTCAAGGTGGGATTTAGACTACTGGAGCTCGCGTTTACGCGAGTCCCCTGGTGTCTGGGAAGACACCATG